GATCCCGAATGACTTCCATGAGAACGATGATAGTAATCGCAAGTGGAGACAGACCGCCGCTGGGATCTACTCGAGGAACGCGAGCACCAAGTCGAAGCGCCTGCTCACCAGTAAGATTATCTTCACGGCTGAGAAGCTCAGCGCCTCTCGGTTCTTCTATCCGAGTCACTGTGACTTCCGAGGGCGCGTGTATAACATTGCGTCGTCGCTGAGTGTCATGGGGAACGACCTGTGTCGGGGGCTCCTACAGTTTGCTCGGACAGAGCGACTGGCCAACGACAACGACGCCAAGTGGCTTGCTGTTGCCGGGGCGAACGCGTGGGGTAACGACAAGGTCACACTGGACGAACGTTGGAAGTGGTCCGAGGCGTTCACCAAGGACGCCATCAAGATCGCCAAGAACCCTGAGCGTGAGTTGTTATGGACTGAGGCAGACAAGCCTTGGGCTTTCCTTGCGTGGGCTAACGAATGGGCAACCTACAAGCTCAACGGTAAGATCAACAGTGCGCTCCCGGTGAACATGGACGCGTCCAACAATGGCCTCCAGATTCTCTCTATGCTGACTCGTGATCCGTATGGGATGGAAGCGACGAATGTTTTACCGACAACAACACCTCAAGACATCTATGGGGTTGTTGCTGCTAATGCCCTTAAAAGCTTAGAAGCCCTGGCCGCTACCGGGGATGAACTGGCGCGTGCTTGGGTGGCCTTTGGGATTGATAGGCGCACCTGCAAGAGGCCCGTAATGTGCTATTCTTATGGGCTCACTCCGTATTCTAATCGTGCCTACATCAACGAATGGTATGACGAACAAATTCACGGGAAGAAACGTGACAAACCTTTTGCCGACGACAAACGCTACTACGCTATCCACATGCTTGCTGAGCATGTCTGGCGGGGCATTGAGTCGGTCTTAGAGAAGCCAAAGGAGTGCATGGACTGGTTCCAAGCTTGCACCAGGCTGATTGCTAATGAGAATCGCGCGTTGTCGTGGGTATCGCCCACCGGGTTTCCAGTGCACCAAGAATACTACAAGGTCCACAACCAACAAGTAAACACATACATCAGTGGGAAGGCAACGTGCGTAAAGTTTCGCGAGGACGACGATGAGATTATCAGTCGGAGACGCATGGTCAACGGGGCAAGCCCTAACGTCGTGCATAGCCTGGATGCGTCAGCCCTTCACGAGACCGTGGTGCGTGCCAACAAGAACCATGGGATCTATGACTTTTCGTTCATCCATGACAGTTATGGGACCCACTCAAACAAGTGTGACCAACTTTCTTCGACATTGCGTGAAGTTTTTGTTGACTTCTTTTCTCGTGATCTATTGAATGAATGGCGCACGCAGTTAACGGAACAACATCCAGATTTAGATTTCCCGGTGCCACCAGAGTTTGGTGATGCTGAGATAAACAAGATAAAGGAGTCAACATACTTCTTTAGTTAACCAAAAACAACAAAGACAAAAAAGAACAATGAGTAAAGTAATTGTAACACCAGTAGGGAAGGCCGTATATCCACACCTTCAAAACCCTGACACTCGCTTCAATGATAATGGAGTTTACCAGTGTCGCTTGCATGTTGACGAAGCTGGCTTTAACGAGTTTAGCGCCCAGATTAATGAGCTCTATGACAAGGCTTATAAGGCTGAGTGTGCTGCCAAAGACGGTAAGGTCAGGAAGGCAACATCAAACCCGCTCAGAGTCACCGACGAGGGAAGCTTTGAGATCTACGCCAAGCAGGACGCAATGAAGCAGACGAAGACCAAAGGCCTTCTTCAGTTTCGTGTAGCTGCTTACAACGCCAAAGGGACCAAGATCCAAATGCCTGCTGTTGGTTCTGGTTCTGAATTGAAGATGGCAGTCGAGCCACACTTCTGGAATGTCTCGAGCCAAGGCTTTGGGATGACTCTGCGCTTGCGTAGTGTTCAAATCATTGACCTGAAGGAGTTCTCAGCTGACGATAAACCATTCTCTTCTGTTGATGGTTTCTCTGGAGGTGAGGCTTTCACGAATGAACTGACTAATGATGAGACGCCGCAGGTATCACAAGAGGCCGACGACGACGCCTTTTCGTTCTAAACTCGAAGAACGTGTAGCCCTGGCCCTTAAGGGGGCTGGGGTTGATTACACCTACGAGAGTCAGAATCTAAAGTTTACGAGGCTCTGCACCTATACTCCTGACTTCATACTGCCTAGTGGTATAATGTTGGAAGTTAAAGGTTACTTTGAGCCCTCAGACAGGACCAAGCATCTATTAGTTCGAGCGCAGCATCCCAAAGTTGACCTTCGTTTTGTGTTCCAGAACGCAAACCTACGACTCAACTCAAAGAGCTCTACGACCTACGGTGACTGGTGCGATAAGCATGGATTCTTGTGGTGTGCACAAGCAATACCAAAAGAATGGCTGAACCTACCGCCTTGTTGAATCATCAACCCTGCCCCGATTGTGGGAGCAGTGACGCATTAACAATAAACGAAGACAACTCCACTAAGTGCTTTTCTTGTGGGGTTTTTAAACGGGGAGACTCTGAACAACCTCCCATGATAGTAATGGACAACACAAATAAAAATATACCCTTCATTGAGGGGGAATACCAAGCCCTCGAATCCCGAGGCATCGACGAAGCTACCTGTCGGAAATACAGGTATCAGGTCGGTAACCACAATGGCAACAAATGCCATATTGCAAACTACTACGACATTGACGGGCAGAAGATTGCCCAGAAGTATCGCTATGCTAACAAAGAGTTCCGGTGCTCAGGGAAGCCTGACCACTTCTTCGGGCAGAACATCTGGGCTAACCCAACGCCTAACTTTAAGGTTGTTGTTACTGAAGGAGAAATAGACGCGATGTCAGTCGCTAGTGCCACCGGGGGGAAATACCCTGTTGTTTCACTTGGCGCTGGCTCACAGTCTGCCAAGGCGATGTTCAAGCGTCACCTTGAGTGGCTCTCTGGCTTCAAGGAGGTGATCTTGATGTTCGACATGGACGAGCAAGGCCGCAAGGCAGTCGAGGAGGTGGCCCATCTGTTGCCTGCTGGCAAGTGTAAGGTCGCTCACCTTCCCATGAAGGACGCTAACGATTGCTTAGTGAACGGACAGAAGGCAGCAATCATCAATGGGATCTTTGACGCGAAGCTTTGGAGGCCTGATGACATCCTGGCAGGCGCTGACATCTACGACAAGATCTCGGAGCACCAGAACGTGGAGGCCCTTGAGTATCCCTTTGAGGGACTTAACAAAATAACACATGGCCTTAGGCACTCTGAGATCGTCACGTTGTGTGCTGGTAGTGGTATTGGTAAAAGCCAAGTTTGTCGGATCATCACACACCACCTCATGAAAACAACTGACAAACGCATTGGCTACATTGCTCTTGAAGAGTCGGTAGAGCGCACAGCATTGTCGTTGATTGGATTGGAGATGGGCAAGTGCCTTCACCTCGAGCCCTTTGAGCGTGACGATGAGTTCAACGAGGCCTTCAAGGCAACTGTAGGCAATGGTCGTTTTTACGTTTACGATCACTTCGGCAGCCTGGCGTCGGACAGTTTGCTCAATCGGATTCGCTTCATGATCAAAACGTATGACGTTGACTTTGTGGTGCTTGACCATATCAGCATTGTTGTTAGTGGTATTGGTAACGGGGACGAACGTAGGCTTATCGATAACACAATGACCGCACTGCGTTCACTTGTTGAGGAGACGAAGGTCGCCATGTTACTTGTGAGCCACCTAAAGCGTCCTGAAGGCCGAGGCCATGAAGACGGAAGGGCAGTCAGCCTGTCCGACCTTAGGGGCTCCCAAGCAATAGCCCAACTCTCAGACATGGTTTTGGGACTGGAAAGGTCTCAGCAAGCCGAAGAGGTTGAGGACCGCAACAAGACAACCGTGCGCGTCCTTAAGAACCGCTTCAGTGGGGAGACTGGCATTGCCTGCACACTGGCCTACGACAAAGAGACTGGTAACCTCTCTGAGTCACACCTTATTGAAACCAACAACCCATTTTAAAACGATGAATGAAGAAAAAGAACCAACAATAAAAGAGCTGTGTGAAAAATTCAAGAAACAACGACTCAACTATAAAGAACGCTACAGGCGTATAGTTGAGCACGCAGAGTTTATTGAAATGATGTATCAACAGTATGAATACGCTTCTGAGGTATACGGCTGTGATGGTGACCCTATGAAGTTGGCAGGAGCACGATGGGCTCAAAACCAAGAACTTGAAGACTGATGAACACTGCTGTATTTGACATAGAAACAAACGCCATCAAGGAGTGGAAGACTCTGGGTGGCCTCGAGGTCGTTCATTGTATTGTCATCATGGACAACGAAGGGACTCACCGTTACCGGAACAACTCTGAGATGAACACGATCCCGGAGGCCCTTGAACGACTCGCTAAGGCTGACTGCTTGGTGGCACATAACGGCATTGGGTTTGACCTGCCTGCACTTAACAAGCTGTATGGTTTTACCCATGACTGTGTGATCGACACGATGGTCCTTGCCAGGCTCAACCACCCTGACCGAAAGAAAGAAGACTGGACCGAGGCGAAACTCCCAACCTTCCTACGAGGCTCGCACTCGTTGAAGTCTTGGGGCATGCGCCTTGGCGTTCATAAGGACGACCATGGTGCCACCGAGTCTTGGGAGCACTGGAGTGAAGCGATGGAGGACTACTGTGTTCAAGATGTTGTTGTGAATGAAGCCCTCCTCACCTACCTCATGCAAGGCCGAACGCCTACTGACCAAGACCTACGCCTTGAGATGGACTTTGCGACGGCTATTCGCCAGCAAGAGTGGAACGGCTTTCCGTTTGACCTTGATGCGGCCGATCAGCTCCTACAGAAGCTTATTGTTCGGAGAGCCACCCTCGAGGAGGATCTACAACAACTATTCCCTCCGAAGGTCATTGCCACTAAGCGTCCTTGGTGGGTCACCGATGACATGAAGCAATGGGAGACCAAGAAGGAAGCCCTTGCCGCTGGCTACAAGGCCGCTGAGATCGACAAGGGAGCAATGAGGACCAAGTCTGTTCCGTTCAATCCCTCATCACGAGACCAGATCGCAGAGCGCCTCATGGCTGACGGATGGGACCCTAAGTATTACGAAGGGAAACGCCCAGCAATCAACGAGCCTGTGCTCCGAGAGATCAACAGCCGGAAGAGCCTAGCGCTCCTCGAGTATCTGTTGGTATCTAAGCGACTTGGCCAGCTCTCTGAGGGCCGCCAAGGCTGGATGAAGATGGTCCATAACGGTCACATACACGGCTCAGTGAATACGGGAGGCACCGTGAGTGGCCGATGCAGTCACCAAGCTCCGAACATTGCTCAGTGTCCTTCGGTTTCTGCCGAGTATGGCTACGAGTGTCGTTCGTTGTTCACTGCGCCTCAAGGTCGGGTCCTTGTGGGTTGTGATGCTTCTGGACTCGAGTTGCGAATGTTAGCCGCTTACCTCCACAAGATTGACGATGGACGATACACCAATGAGATCCTTAGTGGTGACATCCACACGGCTAACCAAGAGGCCGCTGGATTGCCTGACAGAAACTCAGCGAAGTCGTTCATCTACTGCTTAATTTATGGTGGTAGTGATAGTAAGTTAGGGGAAGTAATCGGGGGCACCTCGGCTGACGGTAAGCGCCTTAAGACTGAGTTCTTTCGTAAGATGCCTGCAATCAAACGCCTGCGTGATGCCGTGCAGGACAAGGTCAAGGGCTACGGGTTCCTTAAGGGACTTGACGGCCGTAAGCTGCCTTGTCGGTCCCCTCACAGTAGCCTCAATCTTTTGTTGCAGTCGTCTGGGGCAATTTGCATGAAGCAAGCCCTTGTGCACTTTGTTGAGGACATGAAGGACGCGGACTACCTTATGCACGCTAACGTCCACGATGAGGTCCAGTTTAGTTGCCCTCCCAACAAGGCCCACGACTACGGACAACGATTTGTAAATGCCATCAAGAAAGCTGGCGAAACTCTTAACCTCCTGTGCCCACTAGATGGAGAGTATAAGATTGGAACTAACTGGGCTGAAACACACTAAAAATATGAAACTAATAATAGACGGAGACATGCTCCTTTATCGCTCAGGGTTTTCCTGTGAGGTCGAGGTGCGCTGGGACGATGACATCTGGACATTGCATTCCAACGAGAACGAAATGAAAGGGCACTTTGATGTAGCACTGAGTGGCTTAGTGAAACTCATCGAGCCTAAAGCAGAAGTGATTGTTGCATTCTCTGATAAGGAGAACTACCGCTACGACATCTTCCCAGCCTACAAGTCCAACCGGAAGAACACAAGGAAACCACTAGGCCTGAATGCCCTGCGTGACTGGGCCATTGAGAGCTACGACTCACGGATATTCCCACGCCTCGAGGCTGATGATGTTTGTGGTATTATGTGCACTAACGACAAGGACTGTGTGGCTGTAAGTGGTGACAAGGACTTTGGGACCTTACCGATCCGGTGGTTCAACATGAATACAAGAAGGATGAACGATGTTACCGAGGAGGAGGCAGACAACTTCCACCTTATCCAAACGCTTGCCGGGGACGCCACTGATGGCTACGGGGGAGTCAAAGGGATCGGCGTTAAGACTGGCCAAAGGCTTCTTGAGAAGAAGGGATACACCTGGGACACTGTTGTTGAAGCATACGAAAAAGCAGGGCTCACCGAGGATGACGCCTTAGTGACCGCCAGGCTCGCTCGGATACTTCGTAACACCGACTACGATGGCGTTGACATTAAACTGTGGGAACCAAAACGATGACAGGGTTATGGATAATACCAAAACAATTACACACCTCAGTCTCTGCTCTGGATACGAAGGCATTGGACTTGGACTCCGAAGAGTTCTCCCAAATCTGCGAGAAATCGCTTACGTGGAGAGGGAAGGATTCCCCATCGCGAACTTGGTTGCTAAGATGGAAGAGGGAGCCTTGGATGCAGCACCTATTTTCACTGACGTTAAGACCTTCCCATACGGAAAGTTTCGTGGGCTCGTGGACATCCTCAGTGGTGGCTTCCCGTGCCAACCCTTCAGTGCTGCTGGAAAGCGTGAAGGCGTTGAGGACCCCCGACATCTGTTCCCCTACATCCGAGACGGAATCGCAGAGTGCAGACCTAGACTTGTTTTCTTGGAGAACGTCGAAGGAATCATCTCCAGTAAAACAGCAGACGGAGAATCAGTTCTCAAGTATGTCCTCGGAGAGTTGGAAGGCTTGGGTTACCGAGCAACGGCAGGAGTATTCAGTGCGAGTGAAGTCGGGGCCCCTCATCAAAGAAAACGGGTGTTCATCTTGGCCCACTCCAGCAGCCAGGGACTACAAGGGGAGTTATTCCCCAGCAGCTTTAATTCGCAAGGATGGGAAGAGCCGGATGGATGCACTGCCTCAAGTAGTCGAATACGACAAGACGTCTTGGCCAACTCCAACAGTAGCAGAAGGATCGAAGATAGGCAACCAGCCCAACTATGGTCAGAAAGGCTTGTCAAATCATCCACAGATTGTTGGCCTTCCAGACCGAGAGAAACTCAACAAGAGTGGGAAGAGCCCCGAGTCAGTCGAGACGATAACCACAACAATAAAACCCAGACAAACCGGGAAGCTAAACCCAGCCTGGGTAGAACAACTAATGGGCCTTCCAGTCGGGTGGACAGACTTAGACTCCTCGGTAACGGAGTAGTTCCAGCGACTGCCTCAAAAGCATTTGTTACCTTAATGAATAAACTACTATGAGAAAACTAACACCTG